GGCGTTGGCGTAATTGTTAGGTTGAATAACTCGTTTAATGCACCTACTGGGTCCATTGCTTCGGGTACACCTTCAACCACTGGCGTATAGGAGAGGATTGAAAAATGGCTATTAGTAGAGCCCAACTAGCGAAAGAGCTAGAGCCCGGTCTCAACGCCCTTTTTGGCCTTGAGTATGCCCGGTATGATGATGAGTCTTCGGAAATCTATGACACTGAATCTTCAGAGCGTGCCTTTGAAGAAGAAGTAATGCTTTCAGGCTTTGGGTCAGCACCCGTTAAGCAAGAAGGTTCAGCGATTACCTTTGACGATGCCCAAGAAGCGTATACGGCACGGTACACGCATGAGACTATCGCGCTTGCTTTCTCCATTACGGAAGAAGCAATCGAGGATAATCTTTATGATCGCCTTGCCTCTCGCTATACGAAAGCTTTGGCACGCAGCATGGCCAACACCAAACAGGTGAAGGGTGCAGCTACGCTGAACAACGCTTTTGATAGCACGTTCGCTGGCGGCGATGGTAAGGAGCTTTGCGCTACTGACCATCCCCTGGTGAATAATGGTTCGCTTCGTAATGAGCCCAGCACTGATGCTGACCTGAACGAAACCAGCCTTGAGAATGCTCTTATTGACATTGCAGCTTTTGTTGATGAGCGCGGCCTTAAAGTCTCGGTTCGTGGACAGAAGTTGATTATCCCTCCCGCACTTCAGTTTGTGGCGGATCGTCTTCTTGAGTCTACTCTTCGCCCAGGTTCTGCGGACAACGATGTTAACGCAATGCGTAACATGGGTATGCTCCCGCAGGGTTATGTTGTTAACCACTATCTGACGGACACGGATGCATTTTTCATTAAGACGGATGCTCCTCGCGGTTTCGTTCACTTTGAGCGTATGCCGATGTCTACGAAGATGGAGGGCGACTTTGATACAGGCAATGTTCGGTTCAAAGCCCGTGAGCGTTACAGCTACGGTTACTCTGATCCTCGTTGCGTGTACGGATCCAAAGGCGCATAAGACTAGGGGGAGGGGAAACTCTCCCCCAACTTATTTCTGGGAATCATAGCCCTAGCGACTGTCCCAGCAGACGCTTACAAAGACTCTAGGGCACACTCTTGTAAGGAGAACCCAAATGGCTAATACGACTTTTAACGGTCCCGTCCGTTCCCAAAACGGCTTTCAACAGATTACAACAAATGCCACTACTGGAACGGTAACGCAGAAGCAGTTTGAGCTTCAGACAGTTGCCACTTCTGGGATCAACAATGTTGTTGATACGAATGGTTTTTCAGGAACGGCGACTGCTGCCGGTGCCAATAACGCTAGTTTGGATACTGGTGCTACCATTTTTGGTATTACCCCTAATGCTCATGGTTCTGGTATTCCAGACGCAGCCATCAACACTTTTGTAAATAAGGTTGGTGGAACCATTGTAACTTCAATCCTCATTGACCTTCATGGTGGCTTTGATGGTTCTGGAACGGTTGATAGAATTATTGGTAATGGCACGGATGCAAACGCTTACATTGCAGAGCTTACTAAAGAAGTTAATGGTATTCCTATTCTTCTTGAGTTTGGTTGCGTAGAAGTACCAACTGGTGGTGACCCAGACATTAACTTGGTTATTTCTGCTACAGGAACTACTGCTTCTGGTGCTGCGGTTTCGGCATCAACTGTAATGATGAACAACGGTGACTTGACTCTAGGTTACTATAACGCTGTTGATTCTGGTGCTATTATGGCCGCCTTGTCTAAGAAGTTCGTGTACCTCACTCAAGGTGCTGTAACAGACGCTGCGTATACAGCGGGTAAAATTTGGATTCGTATTACTGGTATGAATGTTGATTTTGATAATGGCTGACGGTTTAGGCAGGGAGTTATTCTCCCTGCCTTTTACTTACGTAGGAGAATCCAGATATGGCTGATGCTGTAACGGTTACCACAGTTGAAGACGGCCCTAAAAGAGCGATCTTTTATCTCACGAACACTAGTGACGGAAACGGCGAAGCTGCGGTTACTAAAATAGATGTTTCTGCTCTTTCTTCGCTGCAAGATGGAACATCTTGCACGAAAGTTCGTATTGAAAAGATAACTTTCGCCAATGTGGGTATGGGAGTAAAACTTCTTTGGGATGCGACTACGGATGTTATCGCAGCGCAACTTCCCGCAGATTATTCGGACACCTTGGATTATTCAGACATGAGCGGTCTTCCTAATGTTGCAGCCGCTGGCGGCAATACAGGAGACATTCAACTTACTACGGTAGGACACACAGCCGGGGACACGTACTCGATTGTTCTACACTGCTTGAAGCAGTACTAAGTGCTATGTCTGATAATCTTGACAGAAAGAATGAGCTAGAGCTTGTCAAGATACAGGGGGATATAAAGCTCCTCTCGGAGAGGATACATATCATAAAGACGAATGATCTTCATCACGTTCAGAAGTCTCTTGACCTCATTACCAGGATTCTGTGGGGTGTAGGTATTTTGATACTAGGTCAACTAGCTGTTGGTGTACGGTTGGCTCTTTTTGGATAGGAATTAATTATGGCAACTTCTGGTTCGGTTGATTTTAACCTAGACATGGCCGAGATAACCGAAGAGGCCTTTGAACGTTGTGGTCTAGAGTTCAGAACAGGGTATGACGCTAAGACAGCGCGTCGATCTTTAAACCTTTTATTCGCAGAGTGGGCAAATAGAGGTCTTAATTTATGGACTGTTGAAGAGATCACGCAGTCCCTTGCTCAATACTCTACGAGCTCTTCCGTAGCCACATATCCTCTGGGAGTAATAACGGCTACGGTTGGGTCTTCAACAAATCTTCTTGTCGGAAGAACCATAACCGGATCAGCTAGCGGAACAACGGCTCAAGTTATATCAAAGCCTAGTTCTACTACCATAACAATCACTATTCCATCTGGCTCATTCACTGCCGGAGAGACCATTACAAGCGCAGCAAGCGATGAGTCTGGCGTTTCTACAACTATCTCGGCTGATCCCAGTTTAGCTGATGTGCAGGCTACGGTTGACATTCTNGAGGCTGTGGTACGACGAAGCGGNTCTGATATAGGAATTAGTAGAATAAGCAGAGGCGATTACATAGATACGCCTGACAAAACCACACAGGGTCGTCCATCTCAATTTTATATTGACCGTCAGATCACTCCTAGAATTAGCCTTTGGCCGTCTCCGGAAAACTCCACGGATCAGTTAATTTATTATCGGGTGAAAAGAATCCAAGACGCCGATGCTGGTGTAAACAATCCGGATATTCCTTTTCGTTTTCTACCGTGCTTAACAGCTGGGTTATCCTACTATCTTGCTATCAAAAGGTCTCCGGACAGAATCCAATTTTTGAAAGCTATTTATGATGAGGAGTTTCAAAGAGCCGCGTCAGAGGATAGCGAAAGAACAGGTCTTCGTTTGGTTCCCAGCTTCTCGTCGTTAAGTATCTAAAATGTCTCGATACGCTTCAGGAAAATATGCAAAAGGAGTATCCGACCGTTCCGGTAGAGCATACCCTCTTCGGCGTATGCTTATAGAATGGAATGGAATGCTCGTAGGACCTGACGAGTATGAATCGAAACAGCCTCAACTAGCGCCAAAGAGAGTTAGGGCGGATCCAGAAGCTTTGCGTGTGAGCCGGCCAGCAAGAACAGAACCGGAGGTGGCTGCTGTTCTACCTCTAAACGCCTTTAGATCTGGGTCCAGCGGATCGGCAATTATAACCGTTAATGAACCAGGCCATGGAAGGTCTACAGGAGACACAGTTAGATTTAGATCCGTTGAAGCCTTTGATGGGTTTACAGAAGCCGTTATAGAATCTGCTAGTGGATATTCCATAACCGTTCCGACTGACAGCGACGGTGACCCCGACGCTGATTTCTATACATTTTCCGCCTCAAGCGGAACAGCAACCGTTGGAAATTTAAGTGGCGGAGGAGGAGTTTCTTCTGCTGGTCCCGTAACCCTACCCGCGTTGCCTGTCGTTGATTTGGGTAATGGATACATAACCTAGCGGAGAACTCTAGATGGCATACACATTTACCACGCTAAAAACAGCGATACAGGATTACGTTCAAAGCACTGAGACGACATTCGTGAGTCAGTTGCCTCGATTCATTCTTAACTCAGAAGAACGTATTCTAAAAGAGTGCCAGCTTGATGTTTTTAGGAAAAACTCGCAGGGCGTTACATCTTCTGGAAATCAGTATCTTTCTAAACCTACCGATTTTTTGTCTCAGAACTCTCTTAGTATTATCAATTCCTCAAACAAAGAGTTTCTTCTTTATAAACAGGTAACGTCTTTACAAGACTACACTCCAAACCCTGCTACTACAGGAACTCCTATTTATTACGCGGATTGGAATGAAGATACGTTTTTATTGGCTCCTACGCCCGATAGTAACTATTCGGTAGAACTTCATTATTTTTATCGGCCTACCTCTATTACAACTAGTGCTGACGGAACAAGCTGGCTAGGAACCAACGCGGAACTAGCACTCTTGTACGGTAGTTTGGTGGAAGCCTACACATTTATGAAAGGTGAAGCGGATATATTGCAGCTTTACAACGCAAGATTTCAAGAAGCCTTGCAATGGCTCAAGAATCTGGGCGAGGGTCTCCAGACTAGAGACCAGTATAGATATGACCGCGTTAGGAGGGACGTTGCTTAATGTTAGATAGTGAAAGTCATACGGCGATACCAGACGCTTTGGTGTTTACGACAACTGATAGAGGACATTCTCCCGAAGAAATGGCTGAAATGGCTATGAACAAGATCATGGTTGTGTCTAATGACGCTCCTCCGGTTATACGGGATCAAGCGATAGCACATAGAGATAAGTTGAAGGAAATTCTTATTTTTTATATGAATAGGATGGCCCAGAGCGAACGAACCACAATTTGGGCTTTGATGAAGAAGCAAGGTCAAGATGACTTGGCTGAAATTATAAGGAGACTATAAAATGGCTGTTGGATCATCCGCAATGTGCGGAACTTTCAAAAGAGAAATACTTGCCGGGATACATTTTTTGACCGCTCACACGAGAACGGGATCTAGTGCTATTTCAGCGGACACCTTTAAGGTTGCTATGTTTACCAATAGTTCGTCCATCGACGCGGACACTACTGGCTACACAACCAGCAATGAGGTTTCTGGCACAAATTACTCCGCTGGGGGAGCCGCTCTTGGCAGTGTGACCATTGGACTTGGGGATAACAGTAGTTCTGTTCCTACGGCTTTTGTTGATTTTGCTGATACGACATTTTCTTCGTCCACCATCAGCGATGCGCGAGGCGCTTTGATCTATAACAGCACGTTAGGCACTGCTGGAACAGGCTCTACTACAAATCACGCGGCAGATCCTGCTGTAGCAGTAATTAACTTTGGCGGAGACAAGTCGTCCAGTGCGGGTGACTTTACGATTCAGTATCCGGCAAACGACGCTAATAATGCGATAATCAGGATTGCCTAGTGGCGTTAATTACTGGCTGGAATAGAAGCACCTGGAACGCTGGAGCGTGGAATAGTCCTATTCCCGTTGAGGCTACCGGTGTTTCTGCGGCCAGTGCGGTTGACTCGGTTACTATAAGTCTTCCGGTTAGTGTTAGTGTCACAGGCGTTTCTGCCGCTGGTGGAGTAGGGTCACCCTCTCTTGTAACAAACTCTATTCTAACGGTCACGGGCGTATCTGCTGCTGGTGGAGTAGGGTCAGTTACTACTTCCGGAAAGGCTGTAGTAGCGGTCACGGGCGTATCTGCTGCTGGTGGGGTAGGGTCAGTTACTACTTCCGGAAAGGCTGTAGTAGCGGTCACGGGCGTATCTGCCGCTAGCGGAATAGGGTCACCCACCCTTGTAACAAACTCTATTCTATCGGTTACCGGCGTTTCTGCGGTTAGTGGAATAGGGTCAGTTACTACTTCTGGAAAGGCTGTAGTAACGGCAAGTGGGGTTTCTGCGGCTAGTGAGATTGGCTCAGTTACTCTGGGAGTTGTGGTTAGTGTCACAGGTGTTTCTGCTGCTAGTGGGGTAGGGTCAGCTACTACTTCTGGAAAGGCTGTAGTAACGGTTACGGGAGTTTCCGCAGCCAGCGGAATAGGGTCTGCTACAATAAGTCTTCCCACTAGTGTTAGTGTCACAGGCGTTTCTGCGGCTAGTGGGCTAGGGTCTGTTACGGTAATCGTACCCGTAGCACAAAGTGTCACAGGCGTTTCTGCGGCTAGTGGAGTAGGTTCACCCTCTCTTGTAACAAACGCTATTCTACCGGTTACGGGCGTTTCCGCAGCCAGCGGAATAGGGTCGGTAAATCTTCCGGTTACTGTAAGCGTTACGGGGGTATCAGCAGCTAGTGGAGTAGGATCAGTTACTACTTCTGGGAAGGCTGTAGTAACGGTTACGGGCGTATCTGCTGCCAGTGAAGTTGGTTCGGTTACTACTTCTGGGGGGATTAGCGTTAGTGTTACTGGAGTTTCTGCGGCTAGTGCAGTAGGATTACCTACTCTTGTAGCAAACGCTGTCCTATCGGTTGCAGGCGTTTCTGCATCCAGTTTGGTTGGCTCGGTTACGGTAGATCTTCCAACTGTATTTAGTGTTACTGGAGTTTCTGCGGCTAGTGAAGTTGGTTCTGTCCAAACTAACTTTGCATTCACCGTTGAGGGAGTTTCTGCCAAAGGTCTTGTAAGCAATCCAAACATATGGACTATTATAGACACCTCGCAAACTTCAAGATTCTTAGAAATAGACGCAGATCAAACGCCTGATTGGACGGAAATAGCGGCATAGGAATAGTATTATGGCATCATCATACACAACAAGTTTTGGTATCGAAAAGATAGGCTCCGGAGAACAATCCGGAGCTTGGGGAGATACCACGAATCACAACATAGATATTCTGGACCGCATTGCCTCCTATAAAGCAGTGGGGCTTTCTGGATCTACCCATACACTGACTGTTCGAGAAGCTTCTCCTGGTTCAGGCACCGAAAATCTTCAGGACGGCATGTACCGTGTTATAAAGTTTACGGGGGCTCTTGGAGCGAACAACACGGTTACGGTAGCCCCAAATACAACGTCCGCTTTCTTCATAATCATAAACGCCACCACAGATTCTGGATCTAGCGGACCCTATTCCGTAATTCTGACGCAGGGTTCCGGTGCAAATATAACCGTAGCCAACGGAAAGTCGGCGGTTGTCTATATGGATGGCGCGGGTTCCGGTGCGGCAGTTGTAAATGCGCTATCGGACTTGCAAATTGCCACGTTAACCGCGTCCGGAGACGTTACCGCAAGCGGTACGCTCAATGCTTTGGGGGATACCGCAGCCAGCGACAAGGCTGCAATAGGTTATACTTCTGCCGAAGGGCTTATCCTTACTGGGCAAGGTTCGACCAATGACGTTACGATTAAAAACGATGCCGACGCCGATGTCTTGGAGATTCCTACTGGAGGCACAGATGTCACGGTAGTAGGAAACGTTTCGGCGGGGGGTAACTTAATTGCTACAGGTACTGTCGAACCAGCGGGGGATACTTCTGCCGGAGACAACGCAGCTATAGGTTACACGGCTGCTCTAGGCCTTATCTTAACGGGACAAGGCTCGACCAATGACGTTACGATTGTTAACGATGCTGATGCAACGGTTTTATCCGTTGCTACTGGTGGCACTGACGTTGATATTGTGGGCGACGTAACTGCCGCTACAGTAAACGCTGACGGTGACACCTCTGCCGGTGATAACGCTGCAATGGGCTATACAGCAGCGGAGGGCTTGATTCTTACGGGCCAAGGTTCGACCAACGATGTCACAATCAAGAACGATGCCGATGCAGATGTCATCGAGATTCCGACAGGCACTACGAATGTAACGGTCGCTGGGCAGCTTAACGGTGGCACGATTATTCTTGCAGAGACGGATACGGATACGTCAAACACGGGCAGTGTAACGATTGACTTCTCTGCTCATCAGAACTTTGTGCTTACTCTTACGGGTAACGTGACCTTGGCTAACCCAAGCACGGAATCAGTGGGTCAGGCTGGCGTGTTCGTGTTCATCCAAGACGGGACGGGTTCTCGAACTCTCAGTCTTGGGACGGACTATGAAAGTCCCGCTTCGGGCGGCATTACACTTAGCACCGCAGCAAGTGCGGTTGATGTTGTGCCCTACTTTGTAAAAGCGTCCGGCAGTATTCAACTCGGCGCACCGCAGTTGGCGTTCGGCTAATGACTATGTTTGGCTCACAATGGCTGGCTAACGCTGGGGCATCCTACGAGATTGAGCAGTCGATCCGATTTAATGATAACGACAGCGCGTATCTAACTCGAACACCGGGAAGCTCTTCAAATCGTAAGACTTGGACATTTAGTTTCTGGTGGAAGGTTAACACCTTAGCAAGTGCTACAGGTGCTGGATACAGGATACTTCAAGCTAATAGTACAGAGTTTGGGTGGTCAGACTCTAACGACAATTTATATTTAATAGATGGCAGTGTAATTTTTCAAACTACTCAGGTATTTCG